GTCCCAGATAGGGCCTCTCGCCCCAGGATCGATTTTACTCTATTTCTAGAATATAATCGACGACGGAATTCCACCGTCCCCAATCAAGGCCGTAGTCTTGAGACTCCGGCTCTGATGTCCATGCTACATCCCAAGAGGGTGCAACACGGCGCTTCGTTCTGTAAGGAACAGAGTCCACGCGGACTCCTATCTTACTAGAATGAATCGAACCCTGTAAAAAGCTTATCAACAACCCTTCCGGGTTGAAGATACGCTTCTTAGTCCGGTAAGGTACGTGTACAGAGGCGTCACCGAAACGAAGGTATGTCCCACGTGGAACCCTAGCCCTATACAAATAGGACTGAAGGTTCTTATCACGGAGGAGTAACTTTCGCACAGAACGCAGAGGTACATGCACGCCACTAGACATATCTTCCCATGGAGGTACAGGTAAGAACTCAACTGTTTTCAGAAGAGATCTTATTGTGTCACATAGGGAGATTCCCGTCTTCGTTGAGAAACGGGTAAGAAGGTTAATTACAGAGTAGCGAGACTCTGGAGTATCTAGTCGTTTGACGTAGACTCCACGGATGTCTGATCCCAGAAAGAAATCAGACCCACAAGACTCGCGGAACGGTCCTTCAACGAAGGACTTATCGTCATTAACCTTGAATCCTAGGAGCGTCAACGTATCGATGACTTCCGGAGTACAGGACTTCGGACATATAATGTCATCGCCGAAAACACCCCAAGAATTCGCGGAGCTGGTATTCCAGCCACGGATTCCCGTAGCTTTCATGCAGCTGACGACGACCGCAGAAAATAAAATGGTTTGCAATGGAAACGTAAAACCGTTACCCATTGTAGAGACCATATTAAGTGCTACAGTCCCCACCTTATCTATTTCCACAACAGGACTTCTGTATTTTACAAGCAGATTGTAGAAATCTGCAGGTAATATATACTTAAGCATCCCAAGTGACATAGAATCCGACGCCGAGCTCAAGTCTATAGTAGACAATGAGTTCGTAATCGACCCAAGGCGGGCGAGATTTCGGTTACGAAAGGGTTGATCAGATAGGGAAATACCAAATTTCTCATCCAATCTTTCCTCAAGGATTGCACCAAAACCCAACTGAAAATATGTATTCAGCGTAGGCTCGATACAAATACACCGAGAGATCTCATCGTTCTTCGGAACGAAGCTAAGACGACTGCCCTGCACTATACGCGGTCTGCCATACTGATCGTTGCGGATAAGTTCCGCGCGAAACCAGTCTGGAAACTTAGCGATATAGGCCATATACCAATGGTACATGTTCCGATCCGACGTAGTAAGCGGAGAGGAAAAGAACTTTGTATAAAAGTCCTGCCCTCGAGCACCTATATTAGCACCCGGACCAATACGTCCTCTTTCGAGGATTTGGAACGGATGATCAATGATAGGCGCACGGTTACTACACCAAAAGTCCCACAGACACTGTCTTACGGTGCCTATGATTATCTTCTGGCTCTCAGTCAAAGACTGAGGAAGGCTCCAGCTCTTGCACGTAGAATTTACGGACAAGAACTTTTCAAGCGCAGCTTTATCCGTCTCACTAGTTCTCCCAGTCTCAAGTTTCTTGAGAAAGGAGTTTACCAGGGAGTCGGCGGCTGCTTGCTTGATGGAGTAACCACTCAACTTTAGACCAGATCCCGAAGGATCTAAGCCCTGCTGAAGTAGCTCGGCTTTAAGGCACTGGTGCAAACTGACAGGCTCGATGGCCATATCTGTTACTCCCAATTAAGGACTACTATGAAACCTGTAAAGGTTCCGATAAAGAAACCTATTAAGCTTCTAATTTACTTAGACGCAATAATAGGAAAGCTCGTCGCTTTTAGACTAAGGTTCTCGTTAGAGAACCCCCGTCAAGAGAGTGTCAGAAAGGTCTTGAGACTCCTCGTTAAGGAGTCCAACCAGAAATGACACCAGCGCCTTGATGTTATCGGGATCATAGGAGTCCATCCCCGCAGGAACGTCGATCGTTAAACGAGCGACTGCCGTTACGGGAACACCAGCAGCAGCTTCGCCGCCCTTACGGACGACAAGCTTATACTGGTTGTTGGGGATTGTCCCCCTAGCACCGGTTACCGGATTCGGCTGAGGCAGTGTTTTAAGCTGCTGAGGCCGATAGAAGGTTTCGGTGAAAGGTTCGGACACAGTGTTTGCAGATGCATTACCCTGAGTGCCACCTAAGGCACTAACGGTTTTCTGCTTAGCATTCACTGCCGGAGCCACATCATCAACCAAGGTGTAGGTTGGTGAAGTGAGTCCAGTAACAGTCCCACCGGTGATAGAACTGTCAGGTGACCAACTTTGCAATCGCAAGTTGGGGCACATAAATCGCAACATTTGATTCTCCAAATGGAGGTTGAGAGAGTTAAATGAAAACGTAATCAACGAAGATTACGCTGGATCTGTCTGCTCGAAGCAAAAAGGGCTGCCATATTGAGCCACCTGGTGCCTAGGCCTGGAATCTCAAAAGAGAAACTCGGAACTAGGGAACCAGTGTACGCATTACGGTAGACCGATTTGTCCTTAAAGACAAAATCTCGCGGAGTCTGGCGCTCAAATGAGACAAGCTCATATCCTGATGCAGGCTTCTCCGTCCGGAGATCCACAACACGAGAAGTAAAACTTCGAGTGTATTTGTGGGACCGTTCGACGAAGCCGAAGTCAGTAATATGATACTTGAGACTTTGAATTATTTCGGAAAAGTTACCGAAATAATCGGCCAGGAAGGAGTACGGGATTAATTCCCACAGGGTGGGAAGAAAATCGCCCCAAGTAAGACCTAGAACCTCGAACCAGCGTGGATTGTTTGCAAACGGCCCGACTTTCATCGTGCCGTGGTAAACAACGCTGGCTTCCGATTCATAGAATCTTTTCTTGGTCCACTTAATGTCATTCGCAGTTACTAGGCTATCTGAAAGAGCCTGCTGGCGCCGAATAACAGCTTTGCCACGGATCGGAGCACGAGGCTCAAATCCGTTGACAATCTGTGACAGCGCACGTGCAGCACTCTGGATATCCGAAACTAACGGTTTGACACCAAATTGGGTCTCCAACCAAGTATCCGAGACGATTCTGTCCACATATCTAGCTTGTCGCCGACCCCTTGTACGTCTGTCGACGTTCCCAAGGTAATCGCCCAACAGCTGGAATAGGGACTTAAAAGGTCGTCGGAGCATTCTAAGAGTTTCACCGAGTTCACCAAGCGAAACCAAACTTTGAATTTGGGTCTGAGCTTCATGAGCCTCGGAAAGAAACCTAGAAAGTGCCTGCGAGTTAGCGGCCGCTTTATCTGCTTCTGTCACGGCAGGAGTGGAGCTGTAAGCTCCATCCACGCCAAGACAGCCTTTTACCTCGGAAATCCTATGGAAGAATGTCCCGTTAGTCTGCGGATCGCGCCAATAGGCGCGAGCCGAGCCATCGTTGACATTTGGATCCACGGATTCATAACGGCCATCTAATTCTGTCGTTGCGGACACACCTCGTCTAATACGGTCCTTCCAGCCTGGGATGTTGGAGCCTTTCGACACGGATTGCTCACATTGAATTGTGAGACCAGTGATCGGGACGCCCCAATTAACCAGACTGTGAGGATTAGTACTAAGACGGCGGTAATATTCCGCGCGGACAGGAATGATGGCCACATTATGAGTTCCTAGGTGAGATGAAGTGACTGATCGGTTTTTAATCGACCAAAGAGAGCTAGTGCACTGAAGCACTTCGCCAACGCTTAATACCTACCGGAAGGGTGAACCTCCCGGCTGATCGACATGATACGAGAGTATCATCCAATCATCAGTGAGGAGCCCACCAAAGGTATGTATCACTCTATATGAAGCTTGCCGAGAAGCAAAGCCATTTCTGTTAGATGAAGGAATGAGAGGTCGCAACCAAAAGGTTGTACATCAAACCGATCATTATCCAGATCCTAATGGAGATCCCAACTGTGTTTCCACAGGAAGGGTCATGGCAAATGCGACTTCGCGGTATACTTTAACAGGTATACAATATAGTGGGATAAGCACCACTATAGAAGCTCTGCTATAGAGCAGATAGCGAGGGCCCCCGAAAGGGG